AGCTGCGGATTTTCTCTACCTTATACCTTGTTACCATACTCTAGTTAGTTACTCTAGACCATTATAGTATCACTAGTATAACTTGGTAGTATAAGTCTAACAAGATGTTCCCGCAATTATGAGAAGACAGGCAGTTTAGTTTACCTGCATAATGAAAATTGATAAATGTGTATTTATAATACTACATAAGAAGCTGAGAACGCGTTCATTAGGTTGCTCCTTAGCAGAATTCCATGTTTGAGGCATTTGAAATTTAATCATATTATCTATCACAACATTACGTGTCATTAATTGATTTATAATTATACTCTTATCTTTTCCCTCTACTTCTTGTTGACTGAATATGGAACGGTTGAAATTTGCACAAGTACTTGTTTTCGATTCAACATAGCTGTAAATTTTATTGTATATATTAAATTCAAAATCAAATACATCAAACATACCAACATAGAATCTATAAAATAATTCTATATTCTTTTGAATATTAATTGATCTCATTACTGCAAAATGATTTACAATAAATGATAATATTTTTATTCCAAATGATATCATTAACATTGCTTTTACATGTACATTTAAAAACTCCAATGATTTCTTTTTACGTTGCATGATACTTAACATATCAGGGTTTTTCATATTTTTAATATTTTCAGCTTCAATATCATCAACATAATTTTCTTCAATCATTCTAGTAATTTTATTCTTCATAGATTCAGTAAAAATAGTTTTATATACTAAATCTTTAAATGCATCAAAATTTTTCATTGTATATGAAATATTATCAACATCAATCAAATATTTGATTTTAAATAAAGCAGCAATTAATTCTCCCTCTTGATCATACATAGTTTCAAAGAAATTTAATTCTTCACACATTCTAGGTAAATATGAAGAATATGAAAGTTTAGTTACTTTCCATTCATTTAATGCAGAAATATTTTCATTGTTAATGTGAGATAATTCTTTATCGAATTTAATAATCATCGTTTTAGGCATTGAAAAGAATCTCATATCATCTGGATGGCAACGCCATTTTATCCAATAACTTTCTGCACCATTTGGAAATGCATGTTTTTTATATTCCCATCTAGGTATTATTTCTGGTTGTGTATCAACCGTTTTAATTGCATTCAATTGTAGCATTAAATAGCTCCTTCCTGTTGAATTTTAATTAAATTAGTAAAAGACTTAGCTAATGATATTGAATCAATAGCAGTAGTTAATCCAATTCTAACAAATGGATGTTTTGAAGCTAATTCAGTTAGATCATATTTTAATGTTTTACAATTATCAGTATAATTATATCTATACTCTGCTGCTAATAAAATATGTGAGCAAGTTCCTATCAAAATTTGAGTAGCTTCTTTTACTAATTCTATATCAGAAAATATATAAGTGAAATTTTGATCACAACTTTGAATAGCTTGTTTTAAATCTCCATGTAGATATTTAAATTGAATACCTTGGAAAAGTCTACTACAATCTTCTCTTATATGATATTCTTCATTTTCACTATATACGTAAATTGGAAATGACATATGTTGTCTTCTATATACATTCAACATTCTATTGATATTTAATGCTGGGCTATATTTATAAATTGATTTATCATTATTCAAAATAATTCGTAATAATTCATCTAAATATTCATCTTCACCTTTATGATTAAAATCTAAACATTGTAATGGATTTTTATATCTTCTTTTTATATACCATTCAATAATGGATAAAATTGAAAATTTTTTGATAATATTTACTGGCAATCCATATGTTTCTTCAGTAATTATCATTTTAATAATCGCATATAAATATGCTGGTTTTATAATATCATGATACTGAAGAAATAGACCCGCTCCTCCTGAAAAAAATATATTTGTGTCAAACGGTTTTCCATTTGTTATCAATGAAACTCACCTCCTTTGTTTTGAAAAGAATATGACGAGGGTTTGCGGGGCCCTCGTCATATTCTACCATTTTATTTATCAATCTTAATTATTAATTTCATAAGATGATAAATTTTGACTATTGTTATTATTCCAATTATTATTTGAAGGAGGTGATGGGAATCCGCCACCATTGTTATTATTGTATTGGCGTTTATAATTGTTATTATATCCTTTCTTATAACCACCATTATTATTATAATTACCACGGTAATTATTATTACGATTATTCTGCTGATTATTATTTGATTGATTATTATCATTGGATTGAGAACCATTAATAAGTTTAACATAATCATCTGTAAGTTTATCTAAATGACGATTAGCATTAATACCATTCAAATATCCTTCAACTGTTTTCATGAATGCACCTAAACCAATATGAGAAACAGTATGTTCAATTTGACCATTATTATTTTTAATAGTTTGATTTAATACTGCAAACTTGAATGGAATATTTACATTATTTTTCATAACAGTCATGATGACTTCAGGTTGATTATTCTGATTCGTTTTACACTGAAATAGAATATTTGCACCTGATGTACATGGAATTGTAATATCTAATTCTTTAACTTTACCTTCAATAACATCATTTGATGCTTGGTAAAGTGCAAATGCACTTTCAAAATTTACAGTAGTTGCAATATAATTATTTTTATCATAAATGGAACGTCCATTATTATCTCTACCTGTAAATGGATAAATATTTATACCTAGATTTGTATTAAAGAATCTAAGATTCATATATGACATTCCCTCAGAATAAAGATTTCTAATCTGAGTACTGGTACTAGTAGAAGTTTGTTTATTATCAGCCATTATTATATTCCTCCTGTATTGTTTGATTGAATTGATGTACCATTGTGATGTAAGTAATAAGTTCTACTTCAAATTCTTCATTCTGATATAACTTAGGAGAATATTTTCTTAAGAAATTACCAATAACTTTACCATCATCGAATAGATCAATAATTTCTTGATCTCCTATATATGTTAAAAATTCCATTGGTCCAAAAGTAGTAATTAATGGAGAATAATCAATCATCATATTTCTTAACATCATAATATATTCACGATGGTTATTAATAATTCCATTAATTCGTTTCTTTGCATCATTTGCAATTGCAACTTTGAAATTATTCTTTGCTCCTAAAATAAAGAATTCATATAATTTTCTAATAATAAATTCAACTTCATCTTGATCATATGATTCTGATTCAATATCTGCAATTGTTAATGTTAATCTAGTATTAAATAATCCAGTTATTGTATCAATAAATTTATCTTGAATTTCATTTAATACATTAATAACATCTTCTTGATGTAATTCATTATCTTCAGTTGCAGCTTTAAAAGAATCATGTAGTGCATCATAAAATATATCGACATAATTATTAGAATCATCATTACTGATATAATTATCAAATTGATTTTCAATTCCTTCCATAATAACATCTAAAGACATTGAACATTTAAATACATTATGTCTGACAACATCCTCATATGTTGCAGGTATATCTGCATTACTATTTTCTTCAATAGACATATCAATATTATTATCTGGAGAAATCTTTTTGACTTCCCCAGTATTATTAGTATACTCTTTGATCATCATGTTTAAAGATTCATCTTTATCGAAATCATAATCTTCACCTCTAATGCTATAAGGCAGAAATGGCATAATATAGTTACCTCACTTTCTATTATATTTTAATCATTGATATTTTTATGGTTCGCCTCACTGTTTACTTTTATAAACTAATTAAACATGATGTGATATTAGCTTTTCCATTAGGAGTTTTAAATGCCATACCTTCTAATTTTAAAGAATCTAGTACAGATCTAAATGATGAAATTACATCAGAAATAATTACATCATAATCAATGAATGGAATTATCCAATCTGGAATCTGATATACTGTATTAGGAATACAAATAACTTTCATTCCAGCATTTATAATATTAGGATTATTAGATCCATATATCTTAGTAATTACATTATTATAGTCATCTGGAAATTGATCTTTGATTTTATCTAGATCCTTTATATTAGTTATTGTAAGCTTTACAATACTTACTCTATCTAATGAATTTATTTGTTTATCAGGGTATAATATATTCCATATTTCAGAACCTCTAAATACTGGTAGTGACCATGCTTTACTACCAATAACTTTACCATTAGCATCTTTAATTTTAGAATATCCTTCTGCAGGTTTATATTGAGAACTCTTGAGATATTTAGTTCCACCATTTCTTAGATCATTATAAATTTCTTTTTCAAATTGTTTAATTTCTTTCATCATATTGTGAAGTTGAGGTTCTTCAGCAAATAGAATATGATTTTTAAGCATATTAGTAAACTTACTAGTTACATCATCAGTAACACCTGCTTTGATAAAATCCATTCCTTTAATTTCTAATTTGAATGGAAGCATCATATTTCCTTCTCTTAATACAATAGAAGCTGCATATCTTTTCTTTGTTAACATCAAGAAGAATCTTCTAAACATAAATTCATTTTTCATCGTAAGTTCAGCTCTTGATGCTTCATCCATATTATGACATCTTCCATAATAGTCTAATGTATTTTTTACACATTTATCTAACATTGTAGCCAATACATTAGTAAGAATCATTTCATTATATAGACGAGATCTATTAAATGTGCTACCAGGAAATACACTATCTAATACAAATGAAACAAACAAATCTGAATTAATAACATTTGAATCTGTATCAACTAATAATACTGTATTTCTCATATGATTATTAAGTTTAACAATGCTATCTGGAGTTAAATATTCTACATATACATACTGGTGTACTAAATCTACTAAATCGGTAATTATATTTTTTATTGAATCTGGAACATTATATGGATCTAAGAACATCTCTTTTGCAACCCACTTATTATATTCTTCTAATCCAAATTTATCTTTATATTGATCAGGTACTTCTTTTTCACTAGCTTCTAATAATGGAAGAATTGTTAAAATATCATTAATTAGTTTAGATACTTTAGGGTGATCAGTAATAAATGATTTCATATTATTTGTATAATATAAATATGCTCTTTCACTATCACTGCATTTATGGATGTATTTATCAATTATATCAAAATTATCTTTATTAGCCATATAGAAATGAAGTTTAATCCTATGAGATACTTCATATTCAGTTGGAATTCTAATCCATTTAGCTACTTTATCTTTCTTTTTATTGATAATAGTATTCATCCAATCTAAACATTCATCAATACTAAAGAATTTTTGATTATCACCAACAAATGATTCAAAGAAAGCAGCCATTGTAGTAATAATACTTTGTGACATTAGAGTTGTAGCAGCAGGTGAATATTTAGTATAAAATGCTGCAGTAGGAGTACCTGATCCACCATATTCAGCATTCATAATAACTTTCTTATTCATTTGATCTAAATCTAATTGAGCATATTCATCTGAATCTGGAGCATATTTGAACATTTGTTTTTTAACTTGTTTACGACCAACTTTTAGAGATCGTAACATATTTGATGTTGGTGATAATAGTTCAGATGGTTGACAATAGAATGTTGCATTACCTGATACTACTGGATTTCTTTTATCAATCCAATTGCATAAATACGTAAGATTTGTATTATGACTTTCACCAGTAACATTATTATCCATTAAAATAGATGGATCAGTCATTCTTTCTTTTACTATTCTAGATATAATTTGTTTTACATCTTCTTTATTATATTCAGGATGTACTTTCATAATAGTCATGACAGCAGCATCTACATAATTTTGTTTAAAGCCCATATTTAAAATCACTTCCTTTTTATATTTATATACATGAATAATATATCGTCAAAAATAAAAGTAAAAATAATAGAAGAGGGATTAAATCCCTCTTCTATTATATAAATATTATCCCTTATAATTATATACTTTAGTAGCTGCAGTTAGAGGATTATTACCAACAGTACTAATAGTAATAGCATTCCACTGTTCCTCAGTACCAGTATAATTTACTGTAGTTAAATTAGTACAATAATAGAATGCCCTACTACCTATAGTAGTTACACTATTAGGAATAGTAACACTAGTTAAACTAAAACATTGA